TCAACCGGCGTCGTATACCTGCTCAGTACGCAGTCGGTACGCAGCATCTAGAGCATCGGCCACCGTATCGAGGTCGTCCGGGAACAGATGGCCGTACCGATCGAGCGTCAGCGTGGCCGACTTGTGCCCGAGCATCCGCTGCACGACCTTGACGTTCGCGCCTGCCTGGATCGCCAGCGAAGCTGCGGTATGTCGCAATGCGTGCGGCGTTAGCCGCTCGATCCCCGCCTCCTCGGCCGCCGCATCGAAGATCCACCGCATCTCCGACTCAGTGAGATAGCTTCCCCGCCGCGACGGGAACACCAGCTCGTCAGGCGCCTTGTTCTCGACGATCTCGCGCAGCTCGTCCACCACGAAGGCCGGCAACGGCACCGACCTGGAGTCACGCCCCTTCGGAAGACCCTCGACGATCCCCTGCTTCGGTACCGGCGTCGCTGACGCCACGATCCGCAACCGGCGCTTCTCCAGATCCACGTTCTTCGCACGCAAGGCGACCGCCTCACCGAACCGTATGCCCGAGTACGCCAGCGTGAACACCAGCGCCCGGAATCGGCCGGACTCGTACGCCACGTGGTCGACCTGCTCGTGACTCAGGTACCGCTTCTCAGCCTCGGCCTTGCGCGGTAGCACGGTCTCATCCGCCGGATTGATGGCGAGCTTCTTCGTGCGGATCGCGTACCGGAGCACCTGATCGAGCACTTGGTAGCACTGGATCACGCGCGACGCTGACAGGCCCTTCTCCTCCCAGCGGTACCCGCCGCTCGCGCTCAGCCCGGTCACCCACGTCTGCACATCTTCGTGGTGAATGTCCGACAGTCGTTCACGGCCCCACCGTGGCAGCACTTGGGTATCGAGCAGTGACCTGTATCCGGCTTGTGTCTTGGGCGCGGTCGTGGACTTTGTGGTGAACCACTGCTCCGCAACGGCGCCGAACGTTGTCGCCGAGCGCTTCGGGTCGACGTACACGCCGCTGACGATCGCCGTGGTCTGCTCGTCCAACCACTGCTGCGCATCTACCTTGCGGCGGAACCGCCTGGTCGTCTCGCGGCTATTCTCGTCGACGTAGCGCGCCCGCCAGCGCATCCCCTGGCCGTAGAGCTTCGAGGGTGTGCCGTCGCGCTTGTGCCACAGGTCCTCGACGCCGGCGCGACGATTACGACGCTGGGTCATCGCCAGGACGGGTCGTCGGAATCAAGAGTCGACCAATCAAGCGCCGTGTTCCTCGACGGGTGCCGCAACCGCGACAACAGCCCCGCCGCTCGGTCTCTCGCCCCCGCGACGAACTCCAGGAACTCAGGCGCAAGGAGTGTGTCCTGAAGCTGGCCGCGCTCGTCGTCGGAGGCAGAGTCGAGCAGGCTGAGAAGCTCTGCGCAAAGCCCGTCCCCATCCTCCAGGGTGTCGCCCAGCCGGGCCAGCCAGCTCCGCATCCGATTGCCCAGATACCGGAGCCGGAACTCGTCGGTCTCCGACATCTCGTCGACAGTCACCCCAAGCACCTGCGCGATCGCCTCGGCCTCGTCCAGACGGATCGCACGCGGGCGCTCAACATCACGCTGCTCGATCTTCGCGATGGCGCTCGGGTGCAGCTTCAGGCCCCGATCCTCCAGATGCTTAGCGAGATCTGACTGAGTCCAGCCTCGTAGTTCACGTTCAGCCCTCACGCGGCGTCCAAAGCGGGCCTCGGCGCCATCTTCATTTCCCATACGAGGAAGTTACCACCCACCCGAGGTTGCCAACAATCTCAATCGCTGCTAACCTCATTTAGGAAGCTACAACCTATAGGAGGTTTTTTCGATGACGCAACGGCTCACTACCGCTCAGGCCGAGGAGTACATCGGCGTCCCTGCAGCGACGCTCAGGTTCTGGCGTCACAAAGGCGAAGGGCCAGCGTCCTACACCCTGGGCGGCCGGCGCGTCGTCTACGACCGGGAAGACCTCGACGCCTGGATAGACGCGCAAAAGAAGGCCACCGTCCGCGGCGGCATCGCCTGATGGGCGCACAGCCCGAACAAGTAAATGGCCCCGGAAGCGGCTGCCACCGCCCCGAGGCCCACGAAATCACCAACCCTCCGAAGGAGATTCCAATGACTGACTCTACCCACTACACCACCAGCGACTTCACCGACGACCAGAAGACCGAGATGGTCGCCCACGTCGCAGGCCAGCTCGCAGGTCACCTCGACGAGAACTACAGCGCGAGCATGATGCTGGCCGCGATCGCGGGCCTGGCCGATGGAGACGTTCTCGACGACGAGACGTTCCGCCGCGCCATCAGCGCTGCAGCGCGTCACGCACGCCGCCAGCGCGAGTCCGGCGCTCGCAACGCCGAGAAGCTGGCCGCGATGATGCGCGAGGCCGGCGCCAAGAACATCGGCGAGCTGTTCGAGATCAATCAGGCCCAGCAGAACGGCGCCACCGACTGACCTTCCGCTCTTCGCAGGCACACCTGACGAACGCAGGATCCCCGGCTCCCGCACGAGCCGGGGATCCAGGAAGGTCCCGCGATGGACGAGCCCGATTCTACCGCCCACCACCGACAGATTGACCTCCTCGACAAGCCGGAGGTCAAGGCCTACCTGGCAGGCCTACGGCGCCGACGTCAAGCCGCCTACCGATGCCAGCCGCTCGAAGGCGGATACCGCGACACATGGACGAGGAGCTGATCTTGTACGGATCCGGCCACCGCACCATCGACATCTCAGACGATGCCGTATGGAACCAGATCGAGCAGGCACGCGACGCCGATGTCCCGGCCGGTGATTCCCATGATTCCCACAGAGGGGTAGGGAATCATGGAATCGCTCCTGACCAGCAAGTTCACCCCACACCGGCCACCGTGATTCCCGATCCGGGAACCATGATTCCCGATTCCCTACCCCCTACCGGGAATCAGGGAATCACGGCACCGCCCACCTACTTCGACGTCGGCGCCATGCTCGACGGCGGCATCCCCGCTCCCCCCGTCCCCGGCATCTGCAAGCGCGACGACAGCATCGGCCTGTTCTACCGACGCCAGTTCAACGTCGTCTTCGGCGACCCCGAGAGCGGCAAGACTCTGCTGTGCGATCACGCCACAGTCGAGCAGCTGCAGGCCGGCCACAGGGTTCTGCGGCTCGACCTCGACCACAACGGACCCGCGTCCACGATCTCCAGGCTCCTCACATTCGGCGCCACCGAGGACATGCTCCGCGACCCCGAGCGCTTCCTCTACGTCGAGCCCGAGGACCGAGCGCACCTGTACGCGATCGTCGAGCACATGAAGCTGTGGCAGCCCGAGTTCGTCGTGATCGACTCCATCGGCGAACTGCTCCCCCTCGTCGGCGCGGACTCCAACTCGGCCGACGACTTCACCCGAGCCCACACCAGCGTGATCAAGCCGATCACCCGTACAGGCGCCTGCGTCGTCGGCATCGACCACCTGAGCAAAGGCGCCGACTCCCGCGCCTACGGCCCTACAGGCTCGGCCGCGAAGAAACGGGCGATCGGAGGCACCTCCCTGCGGGTCAAGGTCGACTCGGCCTTCACTCCCAGCAAAGGCGGATCCGCCTACATCTCCGTGTCGAAGGATCGCCACGGCGGCCTGCGGCAAGCGTGCCCAGCAGGTGACAAGGAACCCCTGGCGGGCAAGTTCGTCCTGGAGGTGACCGACCAGGGCGTACGCGGACGTATCCGGGCGCCGATGCACGACGAGCGGAACCCCGAGGAAGCCGTGCCACCGGAGGACGTCGCGGCAATGGCCGCCCTCGATCCACCTCCGTCCACGCTGCGGGATGCCCGCTCCCGCCTCGGCTGGAGGGCTGACCGCACCAGCCGCGCATACAAAGCGTGGCGACAACAGCAGGGCGGCCCAGGTGACCAGGACACCTCGCCTCTCACAACTTCGGAATCTTCGGACGGATCTCCGAGCACTGAATCGAAGGAAGCAGCAGCATGATCTCCAAACCTTGCCTCCGCTGTGGCGAGCCGTCGCCAGGCACCTACTGCCATGAGCACCGCCCCAAAGACAAGCGCCGGGGACGAAAGCGCCGCACGAATGGCACCGAGTGGATGACGTTCTCCAAGCGCCTCCGCCGCCTCCAGCCCTGGTGCAGCAAGTGCGGATCCGTGAACGACCTGACCGTCGACCACATCATCCCTGTCGTCCATCGGCCTGATCTGGAGTTCGACGTCAGCAACTGCGACGTGCTCTGCCGCTCCTGCAACGGACGCAAGGATGCCCTCACCAGGGGGGATACCCCGCCTGATGCGCGCCCGCATCCGTCGGCTAAGGCGCAGAAGCTGTTACACTTGCAAATGATTGTCAATAAGGATGCGGGTGATGCATCGTGAGGGCGGGTCCGAAGGCTGCTGTCGATGGATCTCCATTGCCGTTCCGTCCGAGGTCAACAGGGGCGATGAGGTTCGCCAAGTTCTGCGAGAAGTTCATCGTGACGCCGAAAGGCACGGGCGCCCGGAAGTCGTTCCGGTTGCGGCCGTGGCAGGTGGATCTCGTTGGGTCTGTTCTCGATGCGGAGGTGCAGCCGAGGACGGCCGGCTGGGCTCTTCCCCGTGGTCAAGGTAAGTCGACTCTGGTCGCAGCGCTCGGCCTGTACGACTTGATGCTGGGCGAGGAGGGTGCCTCGGTGGTGGTGGCCGCTACTGACGAGCGTCAGGCGGGGATCGTGTTCCGTACTGCGGCGCGCATGGTTGAGCTGAACGAGGACCTGGCGTCGCGTGTGCAGGTGTTCAAGTCGGAGTTGAGGGTGCCTGAGCGTGGCGCGTCGTTCGTGTGTCTTCCTGCGGAGCCCAAGCGCCTCGAGGGCCTGGACTTCACCTTGGCGATCCTTGACGAAGCGGGGGTCGTTTCGCGTGACACCTACGAGGTGCTCACGTTGGCGCAGGGCAAGCGCGAGCGCTCGACGCTGATCGCGATCGGCACGCCAGGACCGGATCCGCACGACAACGTTCTCGCGGACCTTCGCATGTACGGATCGGAGCATCCTGAGGATGCGACGTTCGTGTGGCGTGAGTTCTCGGCTGACGAGTTCCGGGATCATCCAGTGGACTGCCGGCACTGCTGGGAGTTGGCGAACCCCGCGTTGGGCGACTACCTGCATGCGGATGCGCTGACGGCCTTGTTGCCGCCGAAGACCCGGGAGGCGACATTCCGGCGCGCCCGCTTGTGCCAGTTCGCCTCGGAGACGGACGGCGCGTTCCTTCCCGTCGGCACGTGGGACTCGCTGTCGACGGGCGAGGGCATCCCCGATGGTGCCGCGGTCGTCCTGGCGATGGACGGTTCGTTCTCGGATGATACGACCGCCCTGCTGCTGGGCACGGTCTCTTCGACTCCGCACTTCGATGTGCTTCGGGTGTGGGAGAAGCCGGTCGGTGATGACTCGTGGCGGGTGCCGGTCGCGGAGGTGGAGGACGAGATCCGCTCCGCGTGCCGACGCTGGCAGGTGGTGGAGATCATCGCTGATCCGTTTCGCTTCACCCGGACCCTGCAGGTACTTGAGGGCGAGAAGCTGCCGGTTGTGGAGTTCCCGCACTCACCATCTCGACTGACCGCGGCCACGGGCGACTTGTTCTCTGCCGCGGTCAACGGGCAGATGTCGCATTCGGGTGATCCGAAGCTGGCGGCGCATGTCGCTGCTGCAGTGATCCGCGAGGACGCTCGAGGCATCCGCCTGGACAAGGCTTCCCGGTCTCGCAAGGCCCGGAAGATCGACCTGTGTGCGTGCCTTGTCATGGCACACAGCCGCGCCACCTGGCGCGCAACCCGCAAGCCCCGAAGAAAGACAAGGAGTTTCGCAGCATGACGACTGAGACACTGACCGGGCTGCTGCAGCAGCTCGACGCGAACAAGGCACGGTACGACCGGCTGGACGGCTACTACGCGGGTGAGAACCCGTTGACGTTCCTGGCGCCGGAGATCCGCGCATCGTTGAACAACAGGTTGTCGCGGGTGTCGGTGAACGTTCCGCGCCTGCTGGTGGATTCGGTGGCGGAGCGGCTGCGGATCACCGGCTTCGACGGGGCGGATCTGTGGCCGGAATGGTTGGCGAACGACTTGGATCAGACGAGCGGCATCGCCCACCGTGAGGCGCTCGCTCTCGGCTCGTCGTACGCGATCGTGTGGGCGCACCCGGACGGCCGGCCCAAGGTGACCGTCGAGTCGGCGCACCAAGTGTCGGTATTGACCGATCCGGGGACTCGCCGGGTTGCCGCGGCGGTGAAGCGCTGGGAGACCGATAGGACGACTGAGGCTGTCCTGTATCTGCCGGATTCGATCACGATTCTGCGGGCAAACCAGACGGGCGCGACCACGTCGGGTTTCCAGGTCGTAGACGAGCTGGCGAACCCGCTTGGTGTCGTCCCGGTCGTTCCGTTGCGCAACGGTTCTCGACTCCTTGACGATGGCATCTCCGAGATGCGAGATGTGCTGTCGTTGACCGATGCGGTCGTGAAGCTGACGACGGACATGCTCGTGTCCTCCGAGTACACGGCACGTCCCCGCCGCTGGGCGACTGGTGTGGAGCTCGAGGAGCGCGAGGTCCTCGATGAGGCCGGTAATCCGACGGGCAGCACCGAGGCGGTGAATCCGTTCCCGGAGACGAACAGGATGTTGATCTCCGAGGCGCCGGAGGCGAAGTTCGGCCAGCTCCCCGGTTCGGACCTTGCCGGGTACGAAGCGGGCATCGGAACGTTGATGCGACAGATCTCCGCAGTGTCGGGCCTGCCGGAGCACATGCTCGGCATCGGCGGCGACAACCCGACTTCGGCCGATAGCATCCGCGCGTCCGAGGCGGCTCTGACGGCACGGGCTGAGGCTCGGCAGGCGCAGTTCGGCCGGAGCTGGGAGCAGGTGGCCGCGCTTATGATCGCCGTCCGTGACGGTGCCGACCCCCTGCAGGTGAGCGCACGGGTGCAGTGGGCCGACCCGTCGACGCGATCCGAAGCGCAGCAGGCGGACGCAACGGTCAAGCTGTTCCAGTCAGGCCTTCTGCCGGCCTCGTATGCGCTGCGGCGGCTCGGGTACTCGGAGAACGAGATCGAGCAGATTCGCCTTGCACGTCGCTCCGAGTCTCTCGACACGGCCGGCACTGATCTGGCGGCACTGATCGGATGAGCGGGTACGAGGATCTGGTGATGCGGGTGGGCGGGCAGACGGCCGACCAGGTGCTCGCCTTGTACGCCAAGCTCGAGGCGGGCGAGATCACCGACGATGAGTTCGTGGCATTGGCTGCAGATCTGGTGGCCGGCGCGAACCTTCGGGGCGCCTCAGTCTCGGAACTTGTTCTCAGGGCGTATGTGGAGCAGGCGACGGGCCGGCCGGTCGCGGGAAAGGCTGCACTCCGATCTCAGTTCGACGCGCATCGGCTGCGAACTGCAGTGAGGACGATTCTGGCTTCCGAGCTGGACACGGAGATGCAGTTGCGTCGCCTCGTGACGGTGGAGGTCTCCCAGGCCAGCGCCGACGCTTACGGGGAGTCGCTGCGCCGGTATCCGGGGATCAGTGGTTGGACACGCGACATGGAGTCGGGTGCCTGCCAGTTGTGCAACTGGTGGTGGCGCGAGGGCCGGGTGTGGGCGAGGGAGCATCCGATGCCCAGGCACAAGGGCTGCACCTGCCACCAGGTGCCGGTCATAGACGGGGAAGTTCAGTCGACGGGGTACACCCGCAAGTTGAAGGAGAAGCGCAATGCCCGAGTTTGACGAAGAGCAGTTCGACCAGATCACCGAGAACACGACCGAGACAGTGGAGGACGCCACCACTGACCAGGCGGGACCGCCTGAGAGCGATTCTGACGGCCTCCCAGGCCCTTCCGAGGGGGATGACACCGGGGAAGAGACCGGCGATGACAGCGACGAGACGTTCACTAGGACGTATGTCGAGAAGCTGCGGCGCGAATCGGCCCGCTATCGGGAGCGCGCTCAGCAGGCGGACACCTTGGCTGAGCGGCTGCACGTGGCCCTCGTCGCGGCCACCGGCAGGCTCGCGGACGCTACCGATCTGCCGTTCGATGAAACCCACCTCGACGACCCGGAGGTTCTGGCCGACGCGATCGAGGCGCTGGTGGAGAAGAAGCCGCACCTGGCATCGCGGCGCCCGACCGGTGAAATCGGGCAAGGCTCGATGCCTTCGGGCAGTACGGTCAATCTCGCGGGACTGCTGCGGTCCCGCGCCAACTGAAAAGGAGACACCGCCATGAGTAGTGATTACGGCGCCGCTTGGGACGCGCTTGCCGCCGCCATCGGCGCGGCCGAGGGCAAGAGTTCCGGTTACTTCGATCAGCAAGATCACCTGACGGTCGACCAGCGATTGAAGGCCGCCGAGGTTGCCGCCTTACTGTCGATCTCACAGGAGCTCTCGCAGATCCATCACGCGGGTATCAACCCAAAGTACTTGCCGGACTGATACCCCATGGCGGTATACTGGAGGGGTCGGGCCTGGTGCCTGGCCCCTTCGGGAGTCCCGGTGGCCTCGTGAATCAGATCCCTACTCACGAGGAGTCATTCAGATGACCACCGACACCACCTCCGGCGCCTCCCTGATCCAGGAACAGGTCGCCTCCCTGCTCGTCCAGCCCCTCGAAGCCGCCAGCGTCGTACTCTCGTCCGGCGTGCGGATCTTCGACAGCTCCGAGCCGCTGCGCATCCCCAAGCTCACCGCCGGCATCACCGCAGGGTTCGTCGCCGAGAATGCCGAGATCACCGCGGCCGACGTCACGTTCGGCGAGCTGAACCTGATGCCCTCCGATCGCAAGAGCATCAAGGCGCTCACGAAGTTCTCGAACGAGATGCTTCGTCAGTCGACGATCGGCCTGGACTCGGTGCTGAAGCAGCGCCTCGTCACCGACGTCTCCAGCGCCCTGGACGCTGCCCTGCTGACCGGCGCCGGCACCACGAAGTCGATCACCGGCATCACCAAGCAGACCGGCGTCTCGACCGGCACCCTCGACAACACCGACCCGGACAGCCTCCTGGACGCGATGGCCACGGCCGCGGGCAACGAGGTGGAGCCCAACCGATGGTTCGTCTCCAGCGCCGACTTCTTCGCGCTGCGCAAGGTCAAGGCCTCCGGCACCGGCGAGTACCTGATCCAGCCCGACGTCACCCAGGGCGCCCGGTACGCGATGTTCGGAGTCCCGGTCACCGTGACCAACCGCCTCGCCGAGGGCACTGCCGTTCTCGCGGACATGTCGCAGGTGGCGGTCGTGCGGGACCTGGCTCCTAGCGTCACCCTCCTCTCGGAGCGGTACGCCGAGTTCGACCAGCAGGCGATCCGAGTGGTCACCCGCTACGACCTCGGCCTGCTGCACCCCGAGGGCGTGGTCGTGCTGACCAAGGCGACGCCGTAATCATGGCGGTCACCGGCACTGAGGTGGCCGCATTCCTCGGCCGGGGCGATGACACGCAACTCGTCGCCCTGGCCCAGGAATCCGTCACCGTAGTAACCGCAATGGTGCGGGCGTATACCCGCGGCGGCGGCTTCACCGGCAGCGAGGCGAACGACGAGCTCGGCGCCGTGATCACCACCGCCTCCGCACGCCTGGTTGCCAACCCGGAGCAGCTATCCGTCGACGTCGGCGCGGTCTCGATCCGCGGCGGCTTCCAGGGGTTCAATCTCGCGGAGCTGTTCGTCCTCAACCGCTACCGGGTCCGGTCGACATGA